GTAGCCGACGGAGAGCTCGAGCTTCCCGCCGCTGATCGCCTGGATCCCGTCCTCGTGGGTCACGCGCACCGTGCCGACGACGTGGTTCCCGTCGCGGGAGACGTTGTCTCCAACCCAGCCGACCGAGACCTTCCGGGCGTTCTTCGGCGTGACGAAGCCGTCCTCGTGCTCGATCGTGAGGGGCTTTCCGGCAATCGAGGCCATCGCGTCGGCGGCGAAGACCTCGTCCTCGGGGCGCCAGACACGCACGAGCTCGCCCGGCTTCCGATCGCCGAAGTTCCCCTCGAGAGAGGGTTCGCCCACGCGGTAGATCTGGATGCCGGAACGCGCGAAGCGGGCCTTCGAGACGATGAACCCCTCGTCGGTGACCGTGTAGTCCGCGACCTGGATGGCGTCCGCGTAGTTCATGCGGCGCAGGCTGCAGTACGCAGGGAGCGTTTCAAGTCAGAGGACGATCACGGGCTCCGCCGTGCAGCGGCAGTTGATCGCCTCGCCCGGGTGTCCGCCCTCCGCGGGGCCGCCCGCCGGCGGGTCGTCCCACCGAAACCGCTTCCCGTCGCGCTTCGCATGGCTCTCGCGCACCCGCTCGTCCTTTGACGTGCGCCAGACGTACTCCTCGATGCCGAGTGCCTGGTTCCGCTCCCGGTTCATGGCGGCGTTGAGCTTCGCTGTCTGGTCCCGGGCGATGAACCGCGCGCGGCGCTTCGTCACGTTCCCGAGTTCCCGAAGCTCCTCGATCAGCGACCGCGCCGGCATCCGACCCTGAACGACGCCCTCGAGCAGCCGCGTCTCGATCTTCTGGAAGTAGGTCTCGGGGATCGTCTTGATCAGACCCACGTTCTCGCGGGTCTTCAGCGTCAGCGTGTCCTGAAGCCCCTCCTCGGCCACGATGCCCGCCAGGTCGATTCCGACGGTCGCCTCGATCGAGGAGTAGAACCGCCGACGGTGCGCCTCGTTCGTGCGCCGCGTCATGTCCTCGGCGACCACCCGCGCGCGCTGCTCCGCGAGGTCAACGTGCTCCCGCTTGATCCGGTCGAGTTCGGCCAGGAGCTCGTCGACGAGGCGGTCCGTCACGATCCCCGAGGCAGAGTCTACGAGGAACTCGCCCTCGCGCTCTCGCAGGAGGGGAAAGATCCGCTCGATGAGGGCCCGGGTGATGGGCTCCGAGAGCGCCTGAATGCTCCGCGCGACGCGCGCGGTCTCCGCGGCGGCCCCCCGCGTCGGCCGGATGCGGCGAGGCCGAGGCCGAGGTCGGCGCCGGCGGGCCCGGGGCGATTCAATCGCGCGGCGCTGCTCGATGATCGCGGCGAGCTGCACGGCTACTCGTCCGCGTCGTCGTCGGGATCGTTCTGCGGGATCGGGTTTCCGGCCGGGTCGCGAGCGATCGGCGGGTTTCCGGGGGCGCCCGGGATCGTGGAAGCGGGCGGCGGGTTCGCCTTGAACTCCTCGATCTCGGCTTCGAGCTCCTGGATGTACTTGTCGTCGACGGCCGTGTAGGTCCGGTTCTCCTTCAGTTCCTTCGCCACGACGACCTCGTCGATCGCGCCCATGTCGACGTAGGTCTTCGCCGTCTGGGCTCGCTTGTTCTCGAGCTCGGCGACCTCGGCGTCGTCCATCTGCCAGAGCGAGCCGAACTCCCAGGCGATGTCGTCGGGCGACTCGCCGATCGCGCTCCGGATGAAGATCTGGTCGAACTCATTCAAGCGCGGCTCGAGGTAGTTCTCGCGCTCGGCGTCGACCATGTCGTAGAAGTTCCGGGTGTCGCTCTCTCCCGTCGAGTTCATGCCGCCGGGCGACATGCCGAGGAGCCGCGTCACGGGGATGCCCGAGGCACCCGCAGCGATCACGAGATACTGCTCGATCAGCCCGGCCATGCCCTGCACGAGCGCGTTCTGCTTCTGGTTGTAGGACTCCTGCGAGTCGATGACGATCGAGTTCCACATGCTCTTCGTCATGTCGGAGAGCGAGATTCGGCGTCGGACCGTGTCCTCGCCTTCGGGGGTCATCAAGAGGCCCATCAAGCCGTCGATCCCGATCACGTCGACCGAGGCCTCCTTCACGAGGTGGGCGACGCCGCCGATCACCTGCTCGGTGTCGGCGATCGCATCGAAGACGCGCTCGAGCTTGGACTGCCCCCACCAGAGCGTGCGCTGCATCTCGCGCCACGGCAGAGGCAGGCCCGGGAACCGAACGATCCGGGAATGGTGGATCCACTCCATCTTCGCGGCCGCCAGCGAGTAGAACTCGGGCTGCATGAACTGAGACGAGGTCGGGTCGTAGACGAGCTGCGTCTCCATGCCGCCATTCGGGATCAGCGTGCGGGAGTCGAGGGCATGGACGAAGCGGAGCGCGCCGGGCTTCACCCGTTCGAGTTCGAGGGGCTCGTCGAGCTCACCCGTGCCGTCGAGGCCGAGCAGGAGCGCGCCGCCGCCGTAGAGCGAGCGCCACTTCAGCACCTCCGAGATCTTCTCCCAGAGCATGAGGCGCTTCGACTCGCTTTCGATCGAGTCGAGCTTCCCGGGGTCCTCGATCTGGAAGGTCCGCTTCGCGCGGGTCATCTCGAAGGCGGGGATGTCGACGATCTGGCCGGCGAGCCAGTTGGAGCGGTAGAGCGCCTCGAGTTCGCCGTGGGTGCGGGGCGTGTAGCCGAACGTGCGGTTCGAGTGCGCGCGAGAGTCCTTCGCCCCGCCCTGCCCGGTAATCAGGCTCTCGAGGCCGTCGTAGGTCGATGCGTCTCGGATCGGGGTGGCTGCGCTCATGGCCGGCACTATGCGGTACGCACCGGGAGACGCGAGGGGACGGGCCTAGAGGGCTCCGGCGTAGATGTTCGCGTTCCCGAGGATCATGTGTTCGATCGCGTCCATCGTCGGGTCGACCTGGTCGTCGTGCGCGTGCGTCATCTCGGGCGTGAACGCCGCAAACTCCGCCAGATAGTCCGTGAGCCATCCGTTCGGCTGGGCGTGAGGATCCGGGAGGAACACGCGCCCAGCAGCGATCGAAGGGGCCACCGAGTTCGCCCGAACGACCTTGTTCCGCTCGGCGCCGCGCGGGATGGCCTCGACCGGGATCCCCGACTCTCGCCGAAGGCTCTGGATCAGCCCCGTGCCGCTGGCCTTGTCCTCGATCGCGAGCTTCGAGGGGTACGGCGACGCCTCCCCGAGCGGCCGGGCCTTCCACTTCCCCCAGAACGCGACCGCCTGCGTCCTGAGATTGGGCGCCTCCCACTTCCCGCGGACCTGGTCGAGCAGGTAGGCGTTGCCGTCGACGCCCAGCCCCCAGGCCTGAAAGACGCTGTAGTCGTGCCGCTCCTCTGCCTTCATGGCCGTGTCGCCGAAAATCCAGACCAGCGAGAGCCGCGGGAGCGGGTGCTCGTCGGTGCCCCAGTAGCGCCACCAGTCGCCCTTGAAGATCGCGCCGCCGAGGACCGTGGGCTCCTGCTGCATCTGGCCGGCGAACGTGTAGGGGTTGGCCTCCTTCCAGGCTTCGAGCTCGTGGGCCGGTTCCTTGTAAGGCCAATATGACTCGCCGTCCTCGTCGAGAGCCGGGATCTTGATCTGCTCGAACTCGAGGCCGCCGATCTTCCCGTCGAGGGCGAAGGCCGTCGCGTCCTCGATGTGAAGCCGCTGCATGATGATGATCACAGGCGTCTCGGGGTTCGCCTTTCGGGACCGGACGGTGTCGGCGAGCTTCCGGTTCGCGGCCTTGAGCTTGGCCTCAGAGAAGGCGTCCTCGGGCTTCAGGGGGTCGTCGATCAGGATCGCGCCCTGGAATCCATCGGCCATGTGACCGGCGCGGAAGCCCGTGATCGTTCCGCCGAGGGCCACGGCGTAGCAGCCGCCCGCGCGCTTCCCGTCGAGCTCGATGTTCCAACGCTTCTTCGCCTTCGAGTCCCGGCGAGTCTGCAGGGGCCAGAGGGCCTGGAACTCCTCCGACTCGATCAGGTCCTTCGTCTTCGAGGAGTTCTCTTCGACGAGGGTGTCGGCGTAGCTGAGGTGGAGGAACCGGCAGCGAGGGTTCTTCGCGATCGACCATGCCATGAAGTTGATCACGGCGAGCTCGGTCTTCGAAGAGCCGGGCGGGACGTTGATCACGAGATTGCGGATCTCGCCCCGGTGAACCTTCTCGAGGGCGCGGCAGATCTCGAGGTGGTGCCAGTTGACGCGGAAGCGCAGGCCCTCGCGGGTCGGGAAGAAGTACCGCGAGAAGATCAGGAGAGACGCTTCGCAGGCCTCACGCGCGACCTGGCGCCGGTAGATGTTCGCGGCCTCTTCCGTCAGGCCGAAGTGATCGGCGTTCACATCGAAGGTGGAGAGATTGAACGCCGCGGCCACGGGGTCAGATTTCCTCGAGCAGCCGGTCGAGGATCGCGGTTGCGGCCTCGGGCGGAAGCGGCGGGAGCTGGGCGACGGCGATGGAGCCCGTGACCCGGTGCTTGTCTTCGATGAGTCCGAGGAGCTTCGCCTTCCCCATCGACGCGGAGACGGCCGCGCTCTTCGACGGGTCCTCCCGCATGGCAGCCTCGCGAGCGAGTTCGAGCTCTTCGATGATCGTGTCGAGCGTCGTCTCGTGGCGTTTCTGGCCGGCAGCCTGTAGCTCTTTCACCCTTGCCGAGATCTTGCCGTTTTCGAGCTGATCGAACGCCCTCCGGTTCACCGTGGCGGATTTCATCCGTTCACAGGCATAGGCGGCTCGGTATGCCTCACTCGCGTTGCCCGTCTCGACGTAGACCTGCGCGAACTTCTCCTGCTTCGGCGTGAGTCCGCGCGCCATCACGAGACCCTCCCGAACCGCAGGGACCGTTCTTCGAGCTCGGCCGGCGACGGCGGGGTGTACTCGACCTCGACGTCCTTCGCCTCGAGCTGCGGCCGGTGTTCCACGCCCCGGCACCCTCGGCCGTTTCGGAGTGACTGGCAGACCGGATTTCGCTCCCGCATTCCGTCGCACCCTGCTTGCGTGATCCAGAGGCCCTGGTCCGGGCAATGCCGGAGGGTAGCGGAGAGCGTGACGGGCTCGTCGCTGCGGGCGACCTGCTGCTTGTTCTTCAGGACCCCGCCGGCGGCCCGCTTCGAGAACGGGAGCGACTCCTTCGGCGGCTCCTCTTCGAGGCGGCGGAGCGCGTCGAGGATCTTCAGGATGCGCACGTCGTCGGAGACGAGGGAGCGGTGGTCAACGGTGACGCTCTCCGCGTAGCAGGTGACGCGGGTCGAGAATCCGCACTCGCGGTCGATGGCGCTCTGGGTGACGCCGATCGCCTTGCGGCGGCGGCGGATCTCCCTGGCGGTGGTGACGATCTCCTCGCGCTGCTGCTTCGAGAGCACTCGGGCCTTTCGTCGGGGGGCCGCCATCAGTCGGAGATCCCGCCCATCTCGGTCGCCCAGAAGATTCGGCGGTTGCGAGTGACCTCGGCCTGGGTGGGCTCCTTCGGAGGTTCGGCTTCGCCCTGGGCGACGGCCTCGGCGTGCTCTTCGATGCGTCGGAAGAGAGAGCGCCAGGTGTCCCAGGAATCGTCCATGTCGATCTCGATGGTGAGCTTGGGCATCACCACGCCCCGATCGCTCGGCCAACGTACATGCCGGTCGTGAAAGCGCCGAGGGCGATCCATACACGGTTCGCATCGCGCCAGTGGAGCAAGACGACGGCACAGCCCAGCAAAAACCCGATCCACCACGGGATGTCCATCACGCCTCCCCTTGCTCGAGTTTCTCGATTCGTTCTTCCAGCTTCGCCACCCGATAGGCCAGGTAGGAAACCACGCCCACCGATGGGGCCATGGCATTCGTCGCCTCCATGACCTCATCACGCAGTCGGACGTATGCGGGATTGGCCATCCAGCGATCATCCCAATCGAGCATCACACCTCCCTCCGCGGCCCGATCACGACGCCGCGAACCATCCTCTCGGACTTGTCCCGGTTGTCGATCACGTTCGTCTTGTGCGCCCACGGACGCACGCGCTGAAGCTCTTCGATCAGCGTGTCGATCTGGTCGGGTCCGATCACGTCGACGCCGCCCGCCTGAAGAACGCGCCGGCCGTCCGGGAGTTCGACGCAGAGCATGACGCCGGCCTGGCCGCCGAGGTGGATGTGATGCGGGGTCTTCATGCCGCCTCAACGATTGCCTCGATCGAATATGAGCGCCAACTGCCCGCCGCTAAGACGACGGTCGTCACCTCGTCGATCTTGATGCGAAGCTCGCCCAGCGACGTCGTCGGTTCATGCATCGTCTCCAGCGGCGTCTCCGGTTCTTCGGTGTCCGCCATCTGAACCCGGACGACGTAGTGACTGAATCCCTTCGCCATCATGCCGCCTCCCCGGTTCCACGGGGAACACGCTCGGGTGTCACCTCTTCGACTCGAATCCGCACGAATCCCTCCCCACGCTTCGCCTTGACCCAGCGCACCTCGGGCTCGCCCCCTTCGTAGTTCTCCGCCTTGTCGTCCTCGAGCACAGGGAGACCGACCCGCTTGCCGCGGGGTCGGCAGTGGAGCGCGTCCTCGATCGCTTTGAATGAGGCGCGCAGGTTGGTCGAGTCGATCGGCTGCGAAGAGTGCCGCTCGAAGAGCACGCGCGCGCGCTTGAGCGGCTTCTCCGGCAAGTAGTGATCGCCCAGGACAATGGCCTTGACCCGGACCTCCCACCGCTTGGCCTCTTCGTGACGAGTGCGCCAGTGGCCGCCGGAGCCGGCGACCTGGGCTTTGGGGAGGCCGGGGATCGTGAAGTCGAGGACGTAGCGGCTCATGGCCGACACTCCCGGCAGAGCGACGGGAACATGCCGCCGGCCGTGACGCAGCGATGGCACCCGAGACGCCGGCACGCGCCGCAGCGCCGTCGCCGGTTCTGGGTGTCCGCTCCGCAGAATCCTC